TCATCCTCGTGTTTAGCAAGGAGCTCCTGCTCCACCTCTTGGGTGGACTTAGATTCTACCTCGTTGACTTCCCGGACTTTGATTTCCATTAGTGTAAAATTATATTATTTATCGCGGACTAAACTCAGCCAAGTCGAAGCCATCTAGGCTGTCCTCATTCGACTCGAAATTCATTGGTGGCAAGTTGTTCTTACGCTGGTCGATAAGCTTGCTCTGCTCAGTATTCTGCTGACTAATCCTCTGTGACTTGGCACCCTCACGCTTGTCCTCACGCATCTGCAACTGCTGCTCCTGCATACCGTGGAGCTGCTGGTTGTAGCGGAACTCAAGGTCCATGAGCTGGGCCTTAGCCTGAGCCTCAGCCTGCATCTTCTCAATCTCGAAAGCAATCTCCGCCTGCTTGACCTGCATCTTACTCTGCGTCTCCGCCTGAATCTTTTGCATCGCCGTCTGCGCAGCCATCTGCTGAGACTGCATATTGTTCTGGGCCTGCATCTGCTGCTGCTGGAGCTGGAACTGCCGCTCCTCCTCCTGCTTAGCGATACGCTTAATCTTGAGCAGTTGGTTAGCGAGCTTGATGTTCTTAATCTCTCGGATATCGATGGCGTCCTCAAGGTCGATACCACCCTTGCTTAAAGCCATTTGGATATTGGCCTCGAGCTGCGCACGCTGCTCCTCGTCGGGACTAATCTCAATAAAGATTCCGAAGTCGTAGATATAGAGCTCGTTAATCTCCTTTAGGATACTGACGTTGTATTTACCAATCTGGTTAACAAACTCATCCTTGAAGTCAGCGTACTCTAAGATGTCGCTAACACGGTACGTAAGGGCCTCAGCCAGAGACCGGAACATATAGAGGCTCCCGTCAAGAATGTGGCGGGTGGCCGTGTTACTGTTGGCGGCAGCCAGCTTCTGTAAGCCAACAAGGCTGTGTGAGTCGGGCGTACTCCCGTCGCGGGCCTCGTTGAGTCCCGTTACGTCACGAATCATCTGCAAGTAGTGATTCATATTCCCAATGAGCATCTGCGTCTTAGCTGCGCCGCTGTTGCTATTGAGCTCTTGGATAGGAACCTTACCCTGATTGTACTCTCCGTCTTGAGTGTATGACCTTCCGATGACGCTACCCGTTTGGAAGTATAGCCGTAGGGCGTCCTCAGGACTGTATGCGTTGCCCGTACCTAGGTCGACCTCGTTGAGTCCGTCAGCGTCGATATATACGCCGTCAGGAACGGTGCGAGAGATGACCTGCTGGAGCTTGAGGTGCGTAATCTGGATGAGGTCGGCGAAAGGAATCATACGCCGCGTAAGCGACTCGATGACGCCCTTATACATACGCGGGGCGTGGGCCACATAGTTAGGTAACGCATGCTGAGAAGCAGACTTGGGACGGACCATATTTTCCGCCACCTCCCACTTCAACAGGATGTTGGTGCCCATAACCATAACGCCCTCATACCAAACGTCGATGGTCTTCTCAACTTTCTCGAAGTTGCCCTCCTCCATCATCTCGTCCGGCGGATTGAACTGGTCGTCCTTTTCAATCATCCGGGCCCCGTCGCCGTCGAGCTTCTTCTTCTTATAGACAATCTTCTTGGTCGTCTTATAGTTGAAGTACATCAGCGTAGCCGTATCCCGATAGAAGATATCGTTCTCGTAAAACTGAGCTACGTTGTAGTAGTCGTACCAGCTTTGGCTGTACTTACTAATCTCCTCCAAGTCCTCTTTGGTGAGGGTGGGGTCAATCTTCATAAGCTCCGTGATAGGCAGAGTCTTAATCTCTCCCCAGTAGAAGCAGTCCTTGAAGTATGGGTCCTCGGTGTAGCTGTACACCACGTTAGCCGGGTCGACGTACGAAAGCTGAACGCCAGAACCGGGCAAGAACTCATGCTTAGATACGCTGAGACCTAAGACCGTAAGGTCGTAGTCCATGCGCTTGCGCAAGTCGCTGTAGTGGTTCTCTTCGAGGATGGTATTGATGGCTTCCTCCTCAGCAATCTCAATGGCAGGCTTGTAGTTGAGCTGCATATATACCTGCAACTCCTCATCGGTGCTAGGCAGGTCGTCGGGGTTCATAGTGAACGGGTCGACGCCAGTCTTCTGCTGGATGATATCGAGCACAGGCTTGGCTACCATCTGCCCCTCAATCATATCCTGATACTTGCTGCGCTTGGCTTGCGACAGGGCGTCTTGAGCGTAAGCCTTGACCTTGAAGACGCGCTCAGACAATCCGTTGACGACGATGTCAACGAACTTAGGGAGGATAGGAACTGGAGTCCAGTCCAGATTCAAATACGAAAGGTCACCGTCGACAGCAAGCTCGTTCTTGTACTTGGCGATACTCTGCTCACCACGGGCATAGAGGCGCAAGCGGTTGAAGTCGCGCCACTGGTTGTAGAACCGGCACTGGTTGCCGTCTTTCTTAAACCATTCGTATTGGATGGCTTGACCGACCATAAGGCCAAACTCCTCCGTGGCTTTCTCCGCGTCAGAAACAAACTGACTGGGGAAACCAGCGGTAGAAATATTAATCTTGACATCCTTCATTTACTCCCGAAGTTCGCTTCTTGACCCACGATTGTTATATCTCGGCAAGGTAATGCTTATTGAACTCTTCTTCTGCTCAGGCATATAGAGGTGTTTTTGGTTGGCCATAACCGCCAATCCGCTGCTGATACTCGCGTCAAAAGCAGTACGGTTGCTAATATCAAACCGAGCCCAGTCCTCGAGAGTGCGTACGAATGGCATAGCGCCCATCTCGCCTGCGTCGCGGAACGTGCCGTCCATATCGATGCCAACGTGCTTCTCGATATAGCTCTCGATAGCGGCGGCGTGGGCCTGCTTGACGTCCTCAGAACTGTTGGGGATACCGCCCAGCTCACGCTCCGTCTTAGAGAGCTTGTTGTAGTGCTTGTCGGGACGGTTCATACAGAACCCCCGATAGCCCCTGTTCTTAAAGTGGTATAGCAACCTAGGCTTGTTGTTCTCTATCAAGATAGGCATACCGTAAAAGACGCACGCCATCAGCACCTCCTCAAAGAATATCTCCGCCGTCTGCGGACGGGCCACATACTCAAGGAAGAACTCGTTGGTTGGCGCGTCGTCCATGTGGAACTTGGTCATTCCGTGAAGAGCACCGTTAGAACCACCGCCGCCCACAGTGCCACTAATGTCGTAGGAGTCACATCCAAAAGACCCAATGTGTTCATTGCCAGCATACTTAGTTCCCCGTTTATCTATGACCCTGTTTTGCATACCCTTAGGCGGCGTCCAAGAGATGTTGAACCGCCCTCGCTTATCGGGGCTAAAGATGACCCGAGAGTCTTTGATGCCGTTCTCCCAATGGAAGGAGCCGCGCGTGAGATAGTGTTCCTTAACAAGGCTGTCAGCATAGTCTATCTGCTGGTAGATTTTAGTGAGGTTGAATAGGCTCTGCTTGCTCTCGTCACGGAAAGCATGGGACTCAGTACGTGGGAACTGGCGGTAGAATTCGTTGAGCGCATCGGGGTCGCTCTTCATACTCTCGACCTCAGCCTCCCAGTAGTCGATGGCGCCAGACTTAATCTTCATACCGTCGACACCCATAACAGGCTTCTCTGGGGCGTGGAAGACAGGGTGCCCGAACTCATCGATGAAGCCCTCCATATTGTACTCCATAGGGATGAACAGGCGGTACATGCCGCTCTTGGTCTGTCCGTTGGCGTTGCGCGTAGCGATGTCGGAATCTTCGTACAGCTTCTTGAAGTTGGAACCACCCTTAGCCAAGGCGTTGGATGTAGACCCCATCAGGCACTTTCCGATAATCTTACTTCCCAAGCGCAAGCACGTCTTGGTGACGCGCCAGTTGTTGAGGATGTTGTTGGGCTTGACCCACTTCCCACTCTCGTCGTGGACGAGTAGGATTAGCTTCTCTCCGTCGTAGGAGTTGTCGTCAGTATTCTTCCAGTCGATGGTGGTGTCCAGTCCGAAAATTTCTTCGTCCTCCACATCGTACATATTCTTCTTTGTAATCTTCGAAGCAGGGATACGAAACGCCAGTTCCGTTTTCGGCTTATCCATGCCGTCCTGTATAGGTTTGAAGAAAAACGGAAGTCGGTTTGCAATGGGTACCACCTTATCCGTAAACATCTTCTTCGCATCCGAACCAGTCTTTGAAAGTATTCCTACCCTAGAGTCTTTAGCCAGCGTACCCGTGTTGACACATTCCGACGAACCCATAAACGAAAAGCCGGAACGACGAATCTTGAGGTACGTCATACCGAAGCTCCTAGAGTCAGCCTTGCACGCCTCCCAGAAGATAAAGAATATCCTGTTGGCCTCACGGAAGTCAGGGTACCCAACGTCGATACTCGTCCACTGCAAATACATATAGTGGGCGCCCGTAACATACGTGGACTTGCCGTTGTTGACGAACCAGTGGCCGTACTCGCGGCGGTCGAACTCGCCCTCGATATAGTCCACCCAGTTAGCCTTAAATGTATTGGGCATCTCATTCCACTGGAAGATGCTTTGGATGCGTGAGAGGGCCCGAGGGAGCTCCTGACGCACCCACTTGTTGTCCTTGTCATCGATGGACTTAGGCTCCGGAGGGAGGGCGATGCGCAGGCCGTTAATATCTATGATATCGCCTATCTGTCCCGTCTTGGAGATGATGACCACATCGTATTTCTCGTTGTAGCCGTAGAGCCACGTCTTAGCGCGGTTCTTATTAGACACCACCCCCTTAGAAATGTAAGAGGAGAGTACCGTGAATAGCTTATCTGGACCGTCGTTCTGCAAAACCCACCTTGCTTTCCGTCTTAGTGGATGTCCCCGCCAATCCCAATGCCTCCTCCTCAGAGTCGATACGATTCAAAATCTCCAGCGCGTCGAAGATGGCAAGCTTCTTAGTAGCTGCCGCATTCTTTAGCCTGTCCGCCGCAAGGTCGTCGTCTTCACCGGGCTTGAGGATATCCTCCTGAGCTACCTTAATCAGTTGCTCAACAGCTATCCGCCCCGCAGAGATGATGCGCTCCTTTAGCTTGTTTGAATCTTGCATGTGATTTGATGGTCGAACATTCGGTACATCTTTTCCCCGTCTACGATGAACTCATACTCGCTGTCAGGTTTGAAGGTGACCTTATCACCAGACACAATTCCTTGGGCCTGAAGATAACGATTTGGAAATCGCATTATACCCACCAACGGCTCCTCTGTCAACGGCTTGAAGATAACGGAGTCTTCAGGGGGCACAGGCTCCACAAAGCAGTACCTGTCGTGGGCGTGCCATGAGCCCCCGCTACGGTACATATAGAACTGGTCGAAATCAACTAGGAAGAGGTCGTCTTTGAGAAAACTCCTACCGCTTTGTTGGCGGCCCTTTATGTCGTTGTAGTACTTGAATACGTTGTGGTGGACAAGCAGCGTGTCACCAACAGATATGGGCCCGTCGTATCCTAACGGTAACGCCACTACCTCGCCCTCGCGGTTTGCGAAGCGATGGTCTTCCTCACTCGTACTTACGATGAGGTCTCCCTTGGTATTTGCGTATCTCTCTCCCTTTACAATGAATTGCTCTACAGCCCTCAAAAGTTGATATTGTATTCCAGTGAAGTAGGCATCGCGATAAACTCTTTCCAAAGCACCACGACGTTGTCCTGCTCGATGTAGATGAGGATGCCCCCCGTCTCATCGTTGTATTTAATTAAATGTATAAAGTGGGAGTTGCCGAGAACGGCCTGCCCCACCACATAACACATGCAGTCCTTGTA